ATAAATCCTCCTTACTTATATCTGTGGCGGAAAAAAAGAGCATGCGAGCCCCTGGACGTGTGCGTAGATACTCGGCAAACTCGGCTGCTTCTGGGTCGGTGTAGTAGCCCTTCGTTTCACTTGGAATAGTTATTTCCTCACCAATTTCTGCGAGCATATCTGCACTTATCCCTAGACCAGCACATATTTTAATCACATTATTTATAGATGCGCCTCCTACATTTTTTAAAATAGATAATAGGGTAGTATAGGGCATATCAATTTTTTCGGCAAATTCCTTTACAGTTCCGAGCTCTAATATTTTTTCTCTTAGATAGCTTTCTCTTGTCATAATAAGGGTCTCCTTTTAAATATATTTTTATAATATCATTTACAACACGAAATATCAATATATAAACACGAAATATAATTTATAAATAATTTCAGCTCCTAAATATAAACAAATTTAAATTTGCAAAGCACGAAATATCGTGTTATTATCTAGTTGTAAAGAACACGAAATAACGTGTTGAAAGGAGGTGATGTTATGTACCCAAACTTAGAAGCAGAATTGGCAAGGAAGGGCTGGTCTAAAAAGAAACTATCTGAAATATTAGGAAAACGATATTACACCGTTATTGATAAACTTAATGGCAAATATCCTTTAACATTAATGGAAGCTAGAGCAATAAAAAATGCATTAAATGTTGATATGTCTTTAGATGTTCTTTTTTTTGAAAAGTAAACACGAAATATCATTCTATAAAACTGATATTCAAAAACCAAAAGGGAGGAACCATGAAAATAGTAAAACTCATTACAAAAGCAACGCACCAGAGCATAGTAGATGCAATGATTTCCATAGCAATAGCACATGGCTTAACGATTACTAATGTGGAAAACATTATGACTGATGTAATAGCGTATTTGAAAGATAACGCAACGGTAAAAAAGTAAAAGCCACCAACAAGCGTTAGTGGCAAAGAAAAGGTTATAATTCTAACTTATTTTTGTAAATTGAAAAGGAAAGAGAATAAATCATGAATGTAAAAATAGAAGTTCTAATAACAGATATAAATGAGTTAAAGGAAGTCATGAAAGTAGTTAAAACTATAGAAAAAGAGTACAGCTGCAACTGCACTCTTTTAGTAAAGAAAAGCAAACTAATTAGTGACGATCTAAGTTAGTTAAAACATTAAATAGCGTTTCTGAAATTACTGATGTAAGAATATCTTTTAGATTTTCAGAAGCTTGGAAATCATCAGATTCTTTTATTGCAGTAATAAGTTCATTCACATCTATTAGAGATAAAGAATTTTCGACTGAGAGATTACAAATTTGGCGTAAAGCCATTTTATTTATAGCCATATAATCACCTCCTTTCTAAGGTGATTATACAGGTTAAACTTTAAAAATATGCAAAATATACATGAATAATTTATGAATACGCATGAACGAGTTAGGTATGACTAACACGGCGCTGATTGAAAAAGCTGAAATCTCAATGGATACATTAAACCGGGCTATCAGCGGACGATCAGTACAAATGTCGACAGTTGTAGGCATCTGCTATGCATTATGTCAATGATAACGAAAGTAACGATTTCTGGGAAACCGATTACTACAACCCTAAATTAGATAGGAGGTAGCTATGAATAAAGAATCACTCTATGAATTATGTTCGATATGCTTATGGATTTTAGCATTAGGTATATCCTCTAGCATAAGTTTATTCATCCTAGTATGGACGGTTCGACTAGCATTTAGCGTTTAGGAGGACATTATGAATAAGATGTGCATCATATCACTGGTAGGAAGGAGTTACTTATGATCACTAAAACTATTGCTGTGAGCCAAATGGCCACAGTCCTCGGGTGGACATTAACCGCAGTTCGGGAATGCATCGCAAGAGATAAATTCCCTTTTGCGCAGTGCTGGAAAACAGAGGGTAAAAAAGGGCGAACCTTCTCTATTGATAAAGAGGGGTTCCGCTTTCATCTGGCCAACACACTGGGGTGGCCAGATGAGAAAATCAATGAAGCTTTTAAGGAGGCAAACATCATATGATGAAAGTAATTTACGTAATTCGTATTATCGCAGCCATATTGGTAGTTGGTGCAGTTGGTTCTATGGATATTGATCGTATCGATTTATGGACTGGTATGTGCCAGGGGCTACTCGGTATTACTATTTGGCTACTCACTGGTTACTGGATTGTGGAACTAAAAGAGTATGAACGATAAGCGCTGCTCCTTTTGTAATAAAAGGATTAAAAGCCCTTACACAAACTGGTCTTACTTAACTGGTAAGCCCCGTATTGTGTGTGACAACTGTAAGGAAATACATCCAATCGTAAACAGATATAGACGGAGGAAACAGAAATGACAGAACAAGAAATTTTGTACAACGCCTACAACGAAAGCGGAGTACAAACAAATGAAGAAGTAATGGCTTTACTAGGGTGGTCAAATGACAAGGTCCGTAATATCAAAGCAAAATTGAAGATACGCGGCTTTATTGATTACACATTTGGTTCACCAGTTAAAATCCTTAAACCGTATAGGGAGGTAGTAGATACCCCTGAAACGTTTAAGGCTCAAATATATCGCGAAATGCTTGAGGTCTACATGGAAGACTTTAGAACGCAAGATACGTTCAAGGATAGGCTTCTAGTAGGTCAAGAGATTCGCATGATTCTTAAATGTGTATAAGGAGAATATTATGCCAAACATTACAAAAGCAGCAGTTCGTGACTTTGTCCGTAGTGAATATTTGAAAAGGTATGAGCCCTTGAAAAAAGCACGAGCAGAAGCTTTGAGAAGTGCGATAGAGGCAAATCCTCTATTTATAGATTTTAAAAATATAATGACCTCTGCGGAATCGGTTGCAAGTGCGTTAGAAAAAGCCGGATACGGCTCAGAATTTAGACGAAGTCTTGTCTCTTGTGATAAGGCATTAGATCGTACAACAGGCAATTTGTGGACGGCGCGGATTGATAGCCCAAAAGATGAGATTAAAGCATTATATGCAATCGCAAAGCCGTATGATGAAAAACTCGAAAAGTTAGAGAAAGCATATCAATCGGCGCGTCATGCTGTCGATTCTGCCTCTAGTGGCAAAGCAGCAGCCAATATTTTAAAACTAGCAGGACTTGATTTTTATACATGGCAAAATACTGAAAAGTTAACACCTTTAGATTTAAACGCATTGAAGGGCGGTGATTAAATTGCGAGACTGCACAACGTGCCCTGATAAAGACTACTGCATTCCTGATGAATGCGAGGATTTGGGCATAAAAAATGAGCCTGATGATGCGGCAACATCAACAAGCTCAAATTAGAAAAATATCCATTTAAAGTATATCACAGAAAGGACATATTATGGAATTCTTATTAGTTACTTACGATACCAGTGATTATTACTGGCAAAATAACACGCCTGTGCATAACCCAGATGAATTTTGGTTTAGATATTACGAATCCGATACAAATGTTCCAATCGACAACATCGGTGTTGGTGACTGGGTTGTTGTTAAATCAAGAAATGGACTAGGCGTTGCTCGTGTTTTGAAAAAGGCAAAAGACCTTGATACTGTTCGGAAGTACGGCTTTAAAGGGAACATCCTTAAACAGGTCATTGCAGTTATCGATACTTCTAAATGCGATAAACGCGAAAGCGATCGAGCTAAATTGGAGGACATTGAAAAGAAACTTGAGCAAAATGCCAAGAACGCGGAACGTATGACTATGTATCGGTTACTTGCAAAAGATAACCCAGAATTCTCAGCACTACTTACTGAGTATGAAACCTTGAAGTCCCAAACTGAGGGTTCATATGAATAGTATCAAAAAAAATGCAAATAAAGTATATCACATCGTTAAACCGAAAGGAAACAGAACAATGATCGAGTTAAAAATTACAGTAGAAACCCCTAATGAATTAAATCAAGAAATCAAAGACCTGTACCAAGCTATCGTAGGTTCTTCTATAGATAAAGCCGATGCTATCGACCGTGCAAAGGAAGAAGTCAAGGCTAAAAAAGCAAAAGCTACTACTAAAGTAGAAACGCCAGTTAAAGAAGAAGCACCAGCTCCTAAGGAAGAACCGGAAACTCCTGCAGAGGAAACTCCAATTAAAGAAGAAACTAAAGTAGAAGCTCCTAGCCTTGAAGCAACTCGTGAAGCAGTAAAGGACGTAATGGCAAAAGCTACTGATAAAACGAAAGCAAAAGGTGAATTCAAAGCCTTCTTAGATAGCATCGGCGCTGAAAAGGTAACATCTGCAACCGATGAACAACGTATTCAAATTATGGAATGGGTGAATAGCCGTGGCTAAGAAACACGCTTTACTCGGCGCATCCAGTAGCGCCAGGTGGCTAGTGTGCACTCCTTCAGCAAGACTCGAAGCGATGTTCCCTGATGAACAATCTCCGTATGCTGCGGAAGGTACTGTAGCACACGACCTGGCGGAAGCAATCCTACGACATAAGCTAGAAGGCAAAAAAGCCCCTAAGCTAGATGACTACTCTACTGAAATGGTAGAAGCAGTTAATCGGTATGTCGACATTTGCGAAGAAAAGGTAAATGAGGCGCGTGCTCGTTCCTCTGATGCGGAAGCCATGATTGAGGCACGGCTCGACTTCTCACGTTGGGTACCGGAGGGGTTTGGTACCGGCGATATGGTAATCGTAGCTGATGGCATCCTGGAAGTGATTGACCTGAAGTATGGTAAAGGCGTTCCTGTTAGTGCCATCGAGAATACACAAATGCGACTCTACGCATTAGGTGCTTACGACGTTAACGAGTACTTGTACGACATTAAAACAGTTCGCATGACAATCGTTCAGCCTAGACTCGATAGGGTGTCTACCGATGAAATGGCGCTCGAAGAACTCCTTGATTGGGGCGAAGATATCAAGCCTATCGCACAACGCGCTTTTAATGGTGAGGGCGAATGTACGCCTTGCGATTATTGTAACTTCTGTAAAGCACGGCACACCTGTCGGGCATTAGCAGATACTTGCCTTGATACATTCTATAAGAATGGAGGCAAGCTCAATCAATTACTCACTGACAGCGAAGTATCTGACATCCTAGCGATGAAGGATTTAATCACAAAGTGGATTAAAGGTGTTTACGACTTCGCGTATGAAAAAGCCTTATCAGGCGAAAAGCAATGGCCGGGATATAAATTAGTGGAAGGTACATCAAGACGTACAATTACGGATCCGGACGCTGCGGCTAAAACATTACTCGATAACGGCTACAAGGAAGAGGAAATCTTCAAGCCTCGAGAACTCGAAGGTATTACAAACTTACAAAAGGTACTCGGTAAAAAGGGCGTTGCCGAATACTTAGAAGCCTATATCGAAAAACCGGAAGGCAAGCCTACGCTTGTACCGGAAAGCGATAAACGCCCAGCAATTAATACAGTTGAAACAATGATGAATGAATTTGATGACGAGGTGTAACACATGAATAAAACTTTAGTAATGACAGCAACGATTTCCGCATTGGCGGTAAATGTGATGGCTAACGGCATTGTAACAGGCCCAGTAGAACCAAACACAACAGCCCCTGTAGCAACAGGATATAACTCTATCGCCGGCGGTGCTAACACAACAGTTAGTGCAAGTAATTCCGTAGCACTTGGCCGTGATAATAACATTACTGCAGACAATACTGTAGTAATTGGCGGTGGTAACGGTAACGTTATCGGAGGGCAGTCTACTGTAATCGGTTACAACAATACAGTAGATGCAAGCATGGAACAAGTGATTATCGGAGCTAACAGTGAAACTGCTGGGCAAGGGTCCACAGTTATCGGTACCCATGGTAAAGCGACTGCTTGGGATGCTATCGCAGTTGGTAACAATACGATTGCCGACAAACCAAATGCAGTTGCCATCGGAACAAACTCCGTTACCGATGATGCGGTAGGGGTTGATGGTATCACGATTAATGGTACTCGCCACGTATTCGCAGGCGAGCAACCGGCAAGCGTAGTAAGTTTTGGTTCTAAAGCCCGTGCAGGTGCAGGCGGAGTAACTCAGTACAACCGTCAACTCACGAATGTTAGCGCTGGGCAAATCTCCGCCGATTCATTAGATGCTATCAACGGTAGTCAGCTTTATGCGGCTATCGATGAAATCGAAACTAATGCTAAACAAATTAACAAAAACAAGCAAAACATTAAAGATGTGGCAATCGGTTTGAACATGCTGGGCGATGTAGTGAACGATCACGAACAAGCTATTGCTGGTAATACTACCGCAATCGCCAACAATACTAACCGCATCAATGGTAATACATCTGCTATTACTTCCCTTGGCCAAAAGGTAACTGCTAATACAGCGGATATTAGAAGCCTTGAACATGTGGCAGACAATCACGAAGGGCGTATCACGACTTTAGAAAATCGTTCATTAGGCTTAGCTAATGATATTAACAACAAAGTCAACAATCTTGGCCAACGTGTTAATAAGTTAGGCGCAAGCTCCGCAGCACTTGCTGGATTGCATCCACTCGATTTCAACAGAAATGACAAAGTCAGCTACGCTGTAAGTTACGGCCATTACCGTAACAGTAATGCAGTAGCGCTCGGCGTATTCGCTAGACCTAATGAACGTATCATGCTTGGCTTTGGTGCTACTTTGGGTGGTGAAAATCAATACACAGTAAACGTAGCATTCAAAACCGGTAAAGGTAGTGACTACATCGCTGAAGCTAAAGATGCACAAAGCCGTATTTCTAAACTCGAAGCATTAGTACAAAAGTTAATGCAAGAAGTAGAAGCTGGCAAGTAATGGTAACTGTAAAAGCAATCGCCAAAGAGCTTCATGAGCGAGGACACTACCTCGATGAGCTCTACCAAATTACTATTGCATATGCTACTAGTTTGCACACTCGCTACTGCACAGTTGACGCAAGGTGCGATGCAATAGAACTTCGATATCAAACAGAAGAAGAGTTGGGCC